CCTAGCGTGCGAGCGCGGCGCAACATAAGCCCAAGCGCGGCAAGGCTACGAGAGCTAGAGCCGGACGAAATCATCATCCCGGACTTGCCGGAGCGCTGCACAATGGGCGACGGCGAGATCACCGACTGGCACCTTCAAACTCTCGCGTGGTGGGATGACATCTGGTCTAGCCCAATGGCTCCGGAGTACCACAAGTCAGACATACACGGCCTCGTGGCGCTGGCGCTGCTGTGGGACACGTACTGGCGCAACCCGAATCGCGATACGCACGCCGAAGTTCGGTTGGCGCGTAAGGACTTTGGTCAGACCCCGCTCGACCGGCGTCGGCTGCAATGGCAGATCGAAGAGACGGAAAAGAAACAGGACGAAGGCACGAAGCGGCGCAACGCGAATCGTCCGAAGCCTGTGCAGGGCGGCGAGCAGGAGGACGACCCTCGGTTCGACGCCGAGGACGACGAGCAGCAGTCCGCTTAAAGCTGTTGTGCCGTGGCCGTTTTAAGCGTGCCGCGACCGGACCCGTTCTACCCGACACTGGGTCCGCAAGTCGCCAAGCACATGGAAGAGATCTGCGTTTTCGGGCCGGGATCTTTGCAGGGCAACCCGGCTCAGCTTGACCGCTAGAAGCGTCGGCTACTGTACCGGGCGTATGAGATCTATCCGAGATTCGCTGACGGCCAATGCGATCCGAAGCAATCAAGTCAGGAGCCGCACCCGCTCGCGGGCATGCGCCACTTCAACCGGGTAGCGTTCGAACTTCGAAAAGGCGTTGCCAAAACGGAATTCGCCTCGTGGATCTGCTACGAAGAGTTACACCCTTACGCGCCAGTGAGATTCAGCCATTGGAGCGATGAGGATCCGTGCGAGCTATGCGAAAACGCGCCACCCGGAACACCTTGCGGGAGAGCCGTTGTCGCGCCGTTCATTCCCATGATGGCGACCGCTGAAGAACAGGTACAAGAGCTAGCGTATGGCGTGCTCAAGTGGATCATAGAGCACTCAAAAGACGCCTGGATGTTCGACATTGGCCTAGAACGCATCGTGCGTTACGGCGACGACGGCACGAATGACGGTATGGCGATGGCTGTTTCGTCTGCGCCGAACAACCGTGACGGTGCGCGAACAACTTTCGAGCACTTTGACGAGCCGCACCGGCTGCATCTGCCATTGCAGAAGCAAGCGCACGAGACGATGATTCAGAACCTACCGAAGAGGCCGCTAGAAGACCCGTGGGCGCTATACACAAGCACGGCAGGTAATCCCGGCCAGGGCAGCGTTGAAGAGGACGTGCGCTCTGAGGCCGAGGACATGGAGAAGGATCCCGAAAAGCAAAAGGAGGCAACGCTTTTCTTTTTCGCCCGCTGGGCAGCGGACGGCCACGACCTGACGACCGTCGAGGGTCGCATCGCAGCTATCCGAGAAGCGACCGGGCCGGTGGGCGAGTGGGGCCAGGGCCAATTCCTGCGTACCGCAAAGGATTACGACCGCAAGGGAATCGACCGCGCCTACTGGGAACGGGTCTGGCTGAACCGCTGGCGGCGATCCGGGTCCGCGATGTTCAATCCAAAGCTGTACAAGACAATTCAGGGCGTCGAGATTCCGACCGGTGCGTTTGTCGCAAGCGGATTCGACGGCGCGAAGCGGCGAGACTCGACAGCGATGGTCATTACCGAGATCGACACCGGCAGACAGCAATTGGTTGGACTATGGGAAGCCGACGAGCTAGACCCGGAGTGGCAGGTGCCCGTCCACGAGGTAGGGCAGACGCTCTCAGAGGTCCGGCGCAAGTGGGAACACTGGAAGCTGTACGGCGACCCGCCATATTGGACCGAGGAAATGGCAAGTTGGGCAACACTTTTCCCGGATGAGATAGTAGAATTCTGGACGAACCAAAACCGCCGTATGGCATACTCGATACGGGCCTACTTGGAAGCATTGGAGAGCGGCGCATGCCAGATTGTCGGCACAGACGAGCAGATCTCGAATATGCTGCGCCACTTGGCATCTGCCGGTCGCCGCGAATTGAACATCACAGACGACCAGGGCAAACCGCTGTACGTGATGCAACACATGGACGGCAGGCTGGCAGACAAGTACGACGCCGCAATGGCAGGATGCTTGAGTTGGGTCGCATGCCTTGAGGCTCGACGCAAGGGGGCAAGGCCGAAACCAAAGGTCGGAATGCCTCGCAGAATCAGGTAACGAAAACCGAAGGGACACAGCATGAATCCGAACGAACCGGCACGCGCCGCAGTTGGCGCATTGCCACCGCATCCGCCCGCTACCGTACAGGAGACGGCCGGCGAGCAGGCGCAGGTCAAGGTCGACAAGCCCGAAAGCGCAACCGCGCCAACGGAATCCAGGCCGCTGCACGAGAACGTCGACTACGCCGCAACGGCAGCAGCGCTCGACCCGCTGGCGTTCGTCCAGTCGATCAAGTCGCTGGTGAGCGTCGGCACGAAGATCCTCGGCCTAGTGGCGAAAGTGCCTGGGCCGCAACAGGCCGCAGCGCAGGAAGCGCTCAAACTGCTGGACGTGCTCGACACCATCCTGAGCAAGTTCTAAGCCCGTGAGCACAGCCGGATTCGGCCCGACCGTCGTACGCCCGCCTAGCCAGACGATGATCCAACCGGGAATCACTCTTAGTGCAGACCCGGCGACGATGACGCCTTACGAATGGCTACAAGTGCTTACGCGTCGGGTCGACTTCGGTTGGGCCAGAACGGAACTACTGCGCTCATATGTCGATGGCAACGCGCCAATGCCGGAGATGGGTAAGAACACCAAAGAAGCGTGGCAGAAATTCCAGCGTGAAGCCCGGACCAACTGGGGCCTAATCATTGTCGAGTCGATTGTGAATCGCCTTATCCCCAACGGGATTACGGTCGACGGCGACAATAAATCTCCGCTAGCCAAACAGGCGCAACAGATTTGGCGGCGTAACCGGATGGACGCCGTATTCCGCGAATGGGTGCGGTACGGGCTGATCTTCAGGCAGTCGTATATGACTGTGTGGCAAGGCGATCCAATGCCGGGCAGTCCAGATCAACGCTTCGCGACCATTACCGCCGACTCGCCGGAGACGATGGGTATATCCGCAGATCCGTTGCAGCAGTGGCGTGTCCGCTCCGCTGTGCGCTGGTGGCGAGACATGGACATGCAGCAGGACTGCGCGATCGTGTGGGGCATGGGATCTTCGCAAAAGTTCCGGCGAACGCTGCTGAGTCTCAACACGCCGACGCAGCCGCCTAACGCTTCGATGGTCTACTTGCCTGTACGCCTTCTAGGAGTGTGGGATCCGATAGGCGAGCCTACCGTCACAGGTCAGCGACCGCCCGTTGTCGTGTATAACAATCCGGGATTCGCGGGCGAGTTCGAACTACACATCGACCTCATCAATCGCATCAATCGCGTTATCCTAGAACGGCTTACGGCGTCGGCGTTGCAGGCGTTCAAGCAGCGCGCCATGAAGGGCGGCTTGCCGAAGACCGACGCCTTCGGCAACGAAATCGACTGGGGCGCAATCTTTGAGCCCGCGCCTGGCGCGATCTGGGATCTTCCCGAAGGCATCGACATCTGGGAGTCGCAGCCGCTCGACATCCGGCCAATGCTGGAAGCGGCCAAAGACGACATCCGGCAATTGTCGGCCATGACCGCTACGCCGTGGCCGATCATGATGCCGGACAACGCAAACCAGTCCGCTACGGGAGCGGACAACGCGAAGGACGCGCACATCTTCAAGTGCGGCGAGCGACTGACCGAAGCGAAAGCCGGTGTGGAAGAGGCACTTCGGGAGGCGTTGCTCACCGAGGGCGCGGATCTCGGCACGCCGAACACGTCGACCGAGAAGCGTGTAGAGGTACTGTTCAAACCTGTTGACCGCGTGACCATCTCGGAGATGTACGCAGCCGCGCAGGCCGCGAGCGCAGCCGGTGAGTCGTGGCCGTCGATAGCGCGAAACATCTTGGGCTACAGTCCAGAACAGATCGCACAAGATCAGATCGACAAGACGCAAGAGGCTTTGCGCGCAAGCATGTTCATGGGCAACCCGGCAGTGCCGCCGACGCCACCGGGCGACGTGGGCGTGAAGTACATGCCGGTAAACCCGAACCGCGCAGTACAGGCCGCGCTGGGCAAGCCTCCGCAATCCGGTGTGCAGCAAGACGTTACACAGGCGGCACTCGGCGCGCAGTCGAACACGAACCCAAAGCAGGCAGTCAACCAAGGCGCGCCGCGCGGCAA